CCGCAAGGATGTGCAGGGCAAGTCCGATAACGGCGGCTCTCTCGCTGAGGCTGCCAAGGTCATCGCGCACCTAGGTGGCAAGGCTCGCTACGCCAAGTCGTGGGAGGACGCAGTCGCAGCCGCCAAGAGTGGCGCTGCGTTGATGGTCTGGGTACAGCAGGCAGTGGACTACCCAGCAGGCGTAAAGATCTCGGCATGGCACGACCGCTGGCACAAGTGGTGGAGCAAGCACCAGCCTGCCAAGATCACGGCTGGCTACGGCCATATGACCAGCGCTGGCTATGACGATGTTGACGGCTGGCAGTGGACCTGTCCGACGCGCGACGAGAAGGTCGCCGCTGAGAAGTACGGCGTGCCGGTCACGGAGGCGCAGTTGCGCCAGATTGCCAACAGCAAGGTCAAGGCGAAGAAGGTCAAGGTCGACTACAAGTGCCTACTCATCGTCACGCACCCAGGCAAGAAGGCAGCCGCACCTGCACCAGCAGCCGCGCCAGTTGCCACTACGCCAGTCGTGCCTGCGGCACCTACGCCAGCACCTGCTCCTAAAATCGCCGTAGAGGCACCTAGGAGCCACGCAGAGCCACGAAAGGTGGCAGAGGGTACTAAGACACCTGACGCTGTACAGGCGCAGTTGGATCAGATCGGCAAGGCTGACTGGGGCGCGCTCGCCGCAGACGGTCTCGCCGTCATCAATGCAGCAGCCGCTGCGACTAGAAAGGAAAAGGGCATGAACCGAATCTGGGCAGGTATTAAGTATGTCGCCGCGAACACGCAGATCGATGAGATCGCGCTGGACTTTGTCCGCACCTTCCTCACGGTCAGCATCTCGGTGGCGCTCGGTCTGGGCATCCCACTCTTGGACATCCAGGGTGGCGACTTCCGCACCATCGTCTCCGCCGGTCTCGCCTCAGGGCTGGGCATCGTGGTCAAGGCGCTTGACCGTGATAACGGCGCATACGGCCTCAAGCGCAACTAGCCATGCCAGTCCGAGTCAAGCGCCCCTACGGCACTTGCTCGGTCTGTGAGCTACAGAGCAGGGTCTGGGAGGTCGAGTCTGAGCAGGTGCTCCTGTGTGGCATCTGCCTGAGGCTCCTGATCGCCTTTGCTCTAGAGGACTTGTCGCAGCCGTCCTAGGCGGCTTCCCCTGGGTGGTCCCTCCCCACCCAGGGGCTATTCACCCTGCATAAAAGATATTCACGCAACAGGGGTTGACAGCCGCGAACCGTTGACCCTATGATGCCTATGTCAGGAGGAAACCAGCCACTCGGCTGGACTGACAAGGAGGTCAAGATGGCAAAGGCAACACTTCGAGAGATCAAGGCAAACCTTGAGGGCATCGCTGATGGCGTGCTCTTGAATCCAGTCAGCGAAGATGCAGCATTCTGGGCTGGGCGCATCAAGGAGATCGTCCCAACGCTGGAGACTTTCCGCAGCGTAAAGATTGAAGCCAGCGTCACGGCATCTGCCTTTGAAAAGATGGGCGATACCTACACCGCCGGTTTGCTTGAAGACGCGATTGCGACGGTGCGCTGATGAGGTCAGCAATCATTGACGGTATTGGGTACGCGATCTTCATCGCGTGCATCTACATCGTGCTAGTAGTAGGAGGGTCACTGTGAAAGTCAATCGTAAGAGCACGCCCAAGATGGTTGTGCGGCCGTACTTCACATCGGAGTACCAGCGCCTAGAGCGCCAAGAGCGAACGCGAGAGCGCGCCAAGTTCACCGTCGCATTGATGGCGGCGTGGATCATCGCGGTGATCCTGTTCGAGCTGGTGATCCGATGAAGAAGTGGAAGTGCGTAATCTGCGCGCGGCAGATGGTCACCGAGACCAAGCCGTCGCTGATTGAGCGCCTGTGCGCTGACTGCAATGTGAGCCACTGGCAGAAGGTCGTAGACATCTACACGACAGGAGACAAGGAGCGACTGGCGGAAGCCAAGAGCAAACTGCGCGCCGCAGAGAAGGCGCTCAACAAGACACGGCAGGAGGTGACCCAGTGAGCAAGCGTTACGAGTTTGTATCAGCGCCACAGCGCAGCCCTGAGTGGTTTGAGATGCGGAAGGGCGGCATCACCGCCACCGGCATCACCGCCATCAACGGAACATCGCCGTTCAAGACGGCCTACCGACTCTGGGCGGAGTTGACTGGTCAGGTCGGTGAGCAGCCAGCAGGTGCAGCCGCGCAGCGCGGCCAGATCCTAGAGCAGGCAGTCGCCGACTACTACACAGCCGAGACTGGCAAGAAGCTGCGAAAGTCGAATGGCATCGTGCGCCTCAAGGAGCATCCCTGGGCGATGGCTTCGCTAGATCGCACCATCGTTGGCGATCCGACTGGACTCGTAGAGATCAAGACCTCAACGAGCAGTGCATGGGCGCTGGCACCAGTGCCGCAGATGTATGTGGATCAGGTGCAGTGGCAGATGTTCATCACTGGCGCGTCGTACTGCGATGTTGCCGTGCTGCTCTCTGGCTTGGTGTTCCGCATTGAGCGCGTTGAGGCTGATCCGATCTACCAGACACTCCTGTTCGATAAGGCCGTGGCATTCCTGGACTTGGTCAAGACCAAGACTCCACCGCCGCTGACCGGCAACGACAGCGACACACTCGCGGAGGTGAAGCCGCAGAGCAGCAACACCTACGCGAAGGCAGATCCGCAGCTCGATCACATCGCGCGCCTTTACATTGAGGCGAAGGCTGAGGCAGAGGCTGCTGACGCAGCACTCAAGGAGATGGCAATCGCCATCAAGGAAGCCATCGGTGAGGGCGAAGGCGTGAAGGGTCACGGCTGGCTTGCCACCTGGAAGACAAACAAGAGCAGCGTGAAGGTGGATTGGGAGAGCATCGCGGATGTCCTGCGCACTGTTGCGCCAGACACCTACGGCGAAGCCATCAAGCGCTTCACCTCAGAGAAGCCAGGTGCGCGCGTGTTCCGCGTTCACGGCAAGGATGGTGATGCGTGATTGAGGTAGCGATCACACCTGCGCTGATCATCCGCGCAGAGGAAATGTTCCTAGAAGCGCAGTCCAGCAATGGCTTGCGATTCCGCAAGGAGAAGGCGACAGGCAACACAACCTGGACTGGCGTGCTGGGTCAGGCCGTCTTTGAGCAAGTGCTCCGAGATTGCAAGATGCCCTACCTGCCAGTCAATCGCACGACGCACGACTACGAAGTCTGCGGTCTCAAGGTCGATGTCAAGACGAAGGCGTGGAGCCGACCGGCTGGCGACGATGTTGAGGTCAGCGTCTTTGACTACATCCGAGACCACCAAGCGGTGGACTATTACGCATTCGTTCACTTGCAGCTTGCGTTCGGTGAGGATCGGAATGGCGCACCCAGCGCTACACGATTCCAGCGGTCGTGGCTGCTGGGAGTGATGGATAAGAGCCAGTATCTGTATCTGGCAACAGAAGTGAAGGAGGGAACAGTATTCGAGAGCGGACACATTGCAAAGGCGAGTTCACTAAATCTGGTAGCCGCAAAGTTGCTACCTGTAGAGACCATTGGAGGACCAGAGAATGAGTAAGCAAATCGCAGCGGCACTGGCCGCACCCTTTACCGGCACAGACCTAAAGCAGCGCCCAGGGCGCGGCGGCATGACCTTCACCTACGCCGATGCGCGAGCCGTAGCTCAGCGCCTTGACGATGTGCTCGGTCTGGCTGGCTGGCAGTTTGAGGTCAAGGTGGCAGACCCTGCTGCCAAGGTGGTACACGGCACCCTGATTGCCGTGATCGATGGCGTGACCACCGTCCGACAGGACTTTGGCTACCCAAACAGCGCACAGGATGACGAGCCATACAAGTCAGCCGCAAGCGACGCTCTGCGCCGCTGTGCAGCCCAGATCGGTGTGGGGCGGTCTCTTTATGCGTCAGGCACAGGAACGAGCCTCTCCGTGGCTCCTAGACCCCTCTCCGTTGATTCTGTGAGGGTATCTCAGCCGTCGGTTTCTACGAGCGATCCAGTGATTGCAGCCGCCCTGCTCTTCGCAGAGGGCGAATGCCCAGAGCACCGCACCGCTTGGCAGTTCAAGCCGGCAGGGGTGAGCAAGACTGGCCGTGAGTACAACGCGTTCTATTCCTGTGGTGGGAAGGACAGCAGCGGCCAGTTCTGCAAGCGCAAGCCCAGCATCGCTTGGGTCAACGCTCAGACCGCGCCAAGCGGTGAGCCTGAGCGAACCGAGACGAGCATTGAGGACCTGCCGTTCTAAGTTGAGCGGCATCATCTACGGCTGGGAGAGACTGGCGACCTCCACCTCTCCCAGCCACTAACACAGACGGAGGACTACATGGTTTGGTTCAAGTGGGTAGCAAACGCACACCGAGACGCGGAGATCTCGGCGCTGACTGACACGCAGTTCCGCGCGTTCATCACGATCATCGGAGAGGTGAAGCTGCTTCGCTCCGGAGGAGTGTTCAAGAATCGGCAGCACCTCAAGACCGTCATCGGCGCACGCCTGTTTAGGGGTGTTGACGGCCTGTTGAAAAGTGGTCTCCTGACGGAATCTGGAGACGGTGTCATTGCCGTGTCGAACTATTCTCGATATCAAGTCGACCCCACCTCGACCTCTCGTGGACAAAAGTACCGAGATCAAAAGAGGGGTAGGTTGACGGACAGAGAAAGAGAAGGAGAGAGAGAAGAGAATAGAACCCCTATATCCCCTAAGCGCTCTGGCTCTGGACGGCTCACGCCGCTGAACGAGATTCTTGGAGTGAAGCGCTAATGAGGGTACGAGTGGAGAACCCTTCAGCTCGGACACTCTTGCAGAGAGAGCGACGAGCGAAGGAGACTCCAGAAGAGCGAGCACATCGAGTGCTGAAGTACACGCTCTACAACCATCGCATGACGATGGAGCAGTACATGGCCTTACGGCTGGCACAGGCTGACCGGTGCGGTGCGTGCAAGGAGCCGCTTCGGTTCGGTGAGCCTAGAGCGGTGACGGTCGATCACGATCCGCGCTGCTGCCAGTACGAAGGGCTGGGTACTCGGAGGACAAAGGGATCGCCGATCTCGTGCGGCAAGTGCGTCAGAGCGCTGCTCTGCGGACCGTGCAACCGAGCCATTGGATTCCTGGAGCGCTATCCACAGCGCTTGCATATGTGGATTGAGTATGTGAGGAGGGTCATGAAGTGAGCGCACACATTGCATTCGTAGGACCACAGGGGTCAGGCAAGAGCACGCTGGCAGAGATGCTGGAGGAGCGGCGCAAGAGCCGCTACATCGTGCTCCCAATCGCGCAGACCATCCGTGAGGTGGCATCGCTCGCCTACGGCGTGGACTTTGACAAGAGCAAGCACTACGAGCAGCGCCGCCTGGGCTTGGATGTCAAGACCTCAGGCCGCGAGATCCTGCAAGACATCGGCGCGCAGCTGCGAGAACTGGATGCCTACTTCTGGATCAAGGCGTGGCACGACGCGTTCAACCGTCTGGCACCGCTAGGGCGGCCAATCGCCATTGACGATGTGCGTCTGCCACTGGAGGCGCACTTCCTCCGGCAGCACATCCCAGGGATCACCATCGTGCGTGTATTCGCCTCCGCAGCGGCTCGCACCGAGCGCCGTGGGGTGCTCCAAGGAGCAGCCGATGTGACCGAGCACGGCTACCTCCAGACCGAGTACGACTTGCAGATCGACACAACAGACTTGACAGCCGAGAAGTCCTACGCGATCCTCAGGCAGTACATGGTGGATAACGGCAAGTGGTCGGCATCCCCAGAGGAGGAATCATGAGCAACACAGACTTGACGGAACTAGAGACACGAGCCGCGCAGCTCGGCTATCACTACGACGGCCTTGTGCGCGTTGAGCACCCATTCGCTGATCAAGAGAATCAGGTGACCTGGACAATCGTTCTGACCGACACACAAGGCACAGAACTGACCTTTCAAGCGCCGACGATTGAGGGTGCCATTGAGGTCGCCAATGATCGAATGGCGCTGCTGTCTGGACTGGCTGACCTGTGAGCGGATTCGCCTATCTCGGCATCACCCTCATCGTCATCAACACTGCGCTCTTTCTCGTGGTGTTCGCTAGTCTGCCGATGAGCATCAAGCGCGGCGTAGGTATTGCGCCGTCAATGATCTATCTGCTCACCACGGCAGCGACAGTGGTTTGGATGTGGAGGGCATTGCAGTGGCAGGCGTAAAGACCAAGCGCGCAGGCGCAGCCAAGCCGCCGGTATGGACGGTGACCAACTGCACCGACTGCGGCAAGGTGATTGACTACACCGACCCTAAGCGGCAGGTGTTCCCTGGCACGCGCGTACTGGTCATCCACGAGAACGGCCGTCGCTTTGAGTGGCGGCATAAGGCGTGCGTCAAATGAGTAAGACCTATCTCTATCGAATGTTTGATTCCGAAGGGAAACTTTTGTATGTCGGCATTAGTAAGTCGGTATTGAAACGGCTTGGAGAGCACCTAAATGAAAAGGACTGGTTGCCAGATCAAGCCTCCATCAAATGGACTACCTATCCAACGAGAGAAACAGCTCAGGTCGCCGAGCGCCAAGCAATACAAAATGAATCGCCTGCGTGGAATATCGTTTACGCAAATGCTTCAGTTTATCTTGAGGAACTTCCTCCAGAAGAACTTGCTAATGCCTGCATAAGGGATCAGGGAAAAGTGAAGCATTACCGCCGGTGCAAAATGCGCGCAGGTGGGTATCAACCATGCCGCTGGGAGGACCTCGTAATCCGAACTGGGTTTTGTTGCTTACAAGGCTTCTCTAAAACGGTTCGGAACTATCCAAGCGGCTATTACCGTAGGGTGATGGATAGTTATCTAGATGCGTATATGAAGGCTCACGATGGTTTAGACGCTGTTGCGATACCCCTTAGTGGTCAATACCCTGAGTTTGTCAATCTTGACTGCGGAGCGCATTGATATGAGTCAGATCGAGATCCTCACCCCTGAGCTGGATGAGGGCATTCGCTGCGTGCAAGAGGGCGCAGACGCTTGGTGCTATGACCCCAAGATCGGTCGCCAGTTTGCCAAGTTGAGCATCCGGTACTCCGACGCAATCGCGCCAGAGGGCTGGTTCTTCCTCAACGAGCACATCTTCAACCGCGCAACCATCGCGGACTTGATCAAGGCAGGTCACCTAGAACTGCAACAGTCCGTGTTCACGCTGTCCGACGGCGGACACGCACGGCTAGGAAGGCTGGTACAGAAGTGAGCAAGATGAGCGACCTAGACATTGACGAGCAGAACAAAGAGAAGTCTAAGCGCGGCAAGCGCGCGCGCAACAAGGGCAACTCATTCGAGCGAGAGGTCGCCGAGAAGATCGGCGGTGTGCGAGTCGGCCAGTACGGCGGCAAGACCGATGTCATGTCCGACTGGATCGTCATCC